GGAAGAGTACAAAATATTTCTTTTATGCCTACAGACCAATTTACTGCACTGTCACTGTTACTTGATTGCAATATAGTTGTACGAGCTAAAGTTGTACCACTTGATGTGTAAGTACCTATACCTACTTCAAAGTCTGTACCATTTGTACAACAATAATAAGTTGTATTTGAATTACCTATAGAAGCAAAAGACTCAAAACCTACAACTGCACCACCAAGCGTATACGTGCCTGTGCCAGTAGTAGTAGTCGTTTCTTTTACTCTATCTGATAAAATTAATGCCATTTATGTACCTATTAAGATGGGGGGTCTAGTCTTATGATTGCAGTTGCACCACCAGAACCTATAGCGGGAAATTGAACGGTTAAGTCACCTGCTGTTGCAGACACCGTACCATTAAAATCTATAACTGCAATAGCTTTATTTGAAGCACTTGCGTTGTAAATAATACAACCTGAAGCTTGACACGTTACGTTAGAAAATACTTCATCGTCTATGTCAACAAAGGCTCTACCTGAAGAAGCATCACTAGAAATAGATATATTATCCAAAGTTTGTCCACCTGCAGAATAATTAGTTCCTGTGGTTTCGTCTGAATTTCCAGTTACGTTTGAATAATTAGTTGTAGTCTTATCATATGTTCCTGAAGGAGAAGGTTTTATTAAAGCTAGTTTAATTGTATGAGAATCTAAATCGTGAATGCCTCCCAACAATTCAGTTTTAAAACTTGTACACAAAGCTGTTGTTATTGCCATCTTTAAATCCTTATAGTAAAAAGGGGATGAGTTACCCCACCCCCTCTAAACGCATACATATACTTATAAAAAATAAGTTATGCTAAAGTGTCTCTGTCAACTTCGTTGGCGTTGAAACCATCGCCACCCATGTCACTGACATCAGCTAATATCGCATAGACTCTTATTTTACCTGCAGTAAAGGTTGCACCATCTCCTGCAAAAGTAAGGTCAAGCGTATCTGCTGTAGCTAGAACAACATCTGCTGATACTGTTACACTTGGAGCATAAGCTCCATCTGCAGCACCATCAATGTCAAATGCAGTTACATATTCATCTGCATCTGCTGTTCCTAAAGTTGCAGTAGCATTAGTACCTGTATTCATAGTAGCACTTTCAACAACTTGAAAACCTGCCGTAATTATTTTAGTATTCGCAGGAATTGTTAAGCACTGAACTACATCACCTGCTGTACAAGAAATTGCTTGTGCAGTTAGATCAATAGTCTTCTGTATCTGATAAGGTACTCTACCTCTTGAACTATTACCGTGAGCAGGTAATAATAAACTCGTAATTGTAGCCATTTATACCTCCCTTACGCTAAGTTATAAGCAGCAGTAACGATTGCCTCAGGTCTGAGAATCTTTCTGCCATACAAATGCATACCACGAACAATGTCAGCAAATGAATCAGGGTCTCTGTAAGACTCTGTTTTGTTGATCTGCTCTGCAGTAGCTACTGCTGAACTGTGTCCAGCAACAATGATACCTAAGTTAGAAGTGTTAGGACCACCTGTTGTAGAAGGACCTGTTCCTAATGAAGGTAAATTGTTGGATTGATAAATTTGAAAACCATGTAGGTTATTTATCACAAGACCATTCTGTAGTCCTGAACCACCAAAGTCTGAGTTCAATAATCTTGAATCTTCATCCTTCAATACTTCAACCATTACAGGGTCCATTACTAACCAACGACCTTGGGAGTCAACATTCTGTTGATCCAATAGTCTAGCCATACGTGCAATAATTTGCAGTGGACTTGCTAAACCACCAGTAGTAGCATGCATGGTTGCAGTTGTCTGACCCGGAACTCTTGGCTTAATACCGATAGAATTATTGGCAGAACCTGCACTTCCATCCTCTGCTGTAAAGTCTGATGCGTCTAATGACATAGATGCTAGTAATTCAGCACCTACTAAGTTAGCACCACTAGATGCAGTTGATACTGCTTTTACACCGTTAACGGTATCATTTACAGTGTCTGCTGCTCCATGTATAGCTGATTGCTTAAAACCTGACATATAGCCAAGAACTTCTTGGTCAAATTGGTCAGATAGTCTGTAAGCTGCTCTGTCACTTGCTAGTGAAGAAAAGTTTACGTGAGAGTGAGCTTCTTCAATATCATCAACCTTGAAAGCAAAGTAGTTAGCTTTATCAATGGTTAATGAGAACTCCTCATCGTCAAGGTCTTGAGGTGTAATAGTTGTACCTCTAGCATAAGACTTGACGGTAATTTCAGGTTCTTTGATAACCTTAACAGAATCGCCCATATTAGCAATTTCACCGAAATAATCGGAGTTAGTAATTGCTTCAACAATAGATGACTTACGGAATGCAAGTTGCACCTGTTTGCTGTAAATAATAGGACTAAAATTACCGTTAGGTAGATTACCATAACCTGCTACTTTTGAAAATGCCATTTTATTCTCCTTTATAACATTTCACAAATGCACACAGAAGGTGTACTATTTTAGTCAAATATACTTTATAAGGACCATTCATGTTTGAGGTTGTACGTATGGTAGCTAACCATGTGTAGGCTCACATAAGTGGGTGGTCTTTAAAGTCGGTAAAATGTGTGAGTATCCTCAAACGAGGGGTCACACTTATAGATATGTATATAGTTATACCTATAAATACTGTTTTGTCAATACCTTATCTAGCTGAACCCGATACATCATATATAAAGTTGCCAGACCGTATTGCTTCCATAATTACATCAGATTTTTTCTCATACTCATTAGCTGACATTTTTTGTACATCAGATTCTTTTATCTTCTTTGTACCATCAACTGTAGGATTAGTTTTTGATGCTTTTGTCTTTACTTGAGTTGCAGCCTCTTTATCATTATTAGACGCTTTATTAGCAGTTATACCTCTATCTACTTTATATAGGTCTATTGCTCTTGCCGCTGACTTTGCATCTTCTTGATTTTCATACAAAGCGTTTTGCACCCATTTCGGCTGTTCTTCTGCCCAATTATGGAAATCATCACTTTCTCTGATTTGATCAAAGTCAGGATGTATTCTCATTAGTTCAACCTCTGCCTTTTCTTTTTTAGTAGTTTGATTGAACTCATTTATTTCTTTAAGTTTCTTTTCTAAATCTTCTGATTGTTCTCTAGCTTTCTTCATAGCTATTGTTTCAACAATCTTGGCTACATCAGGATACTCTTTTGCCCATGCATCTATATCTTCATCAGACTTGGGTAACTTCATTTCCTTCGTGGTAGCTTGAGACAACTGACTTTTCAGTTCGTCTATTTGCTTTTGAAAGTCTTTTTCTTTTTCTTGAGTGTGCCTTCTTAAATCGCCATAACGTTTTTTAAACGTTTTCTCTTCGGCACTTGTAGGCTCTTCTTCCTTGACCTCTTCAGTAGGTGCTTCTTGTTCACCTTTTTGCTCTTTGAGAAGCTGTTCTAACTCTGCTTCATCTTTCTTTAATCTCTCGTCTTGAGAATAAGGTCTACTCATAAATGCTTTTTTTGTTGGTGTAGCCTCTTTCACCATTTCTTTAGCTTGCTCTGCCATTTTTTACTCCTAGGGTTATCGTAGCCATCACTCGGGGGATAAGTAGCTAGTACATATGTGGATTATTTTTTAGAAGCTAATCCACTTCGCTTCTTTTTCTTAACTTTAGTCTTTTTCTTTTTCTTTGCAAGTCCACCTTGTTTGAATCCTCCAATTCCTGATAGAGAGGCAGGTGTATCTTCTTCTTCATAACCACCTATTCCCTCACCTTCAGTTTGTGTTCCAAAACTGTCATCTCCAGATGGAACGCTAGAACCAACTTTTCCTGTATCATCTGAAACAGCATCTGCTAAATTTTGCATAGTTAACTGCTGTCCTTCTGCACCTATTCCTGCAAATGTAGTGTCTGTGACATTACGTTGTAATCCTTCTTGTATACCTTTCATATCTTTTCCTGCTATTGAACTTGGGTCTGTGCCAACTAAAGAAAAAGTATTATCTAATCTGTTTTTAGCATCTATAGCCTTTTGTTTAATATCATCTAGCTTAGTAT